GACATGAAAACAAGGCGCTTTTTCTCAGTTTTTTTTCTGGCCCTTCTTGTAAAGCGGCACGCAAAATGCAATTTTGTCCGCAATAGCGATTTTCCGTCAATCCCTTGCGCTTCTAAGAGAAGCTATCAATTTCTATTGCGGACACAAAATGTAACTTTTGCAGGAAAAACCGAATATTGCGGACACAAGGAAAACCGTTTAAAAACCCCGCAAGCCCTGTTAAATCAAGGCTTGCGGGGTTTTTAGCTCAACGTTCAGAGAGAAGCAGATATAAGGAACATTGCGGACAACGTGCACCTCTCGGAGAATAAATAATCATTCTTTTAAATTGAATAAAAATTCACCTCATTCCAAGTTCTTTACTGAAAAAGGATTCAAACTCTAGAACATCATTTTTAAGGCTTTCCAGCAAATCATCTGGAAAGGGAAATATATGGGGTTGCTGTTGCTCAAGCGCCAGCTTCTGAAAAGAAACATATGCGTTAATGTGATATAGCAATTTGTAGCAAATATCATAATAGGATTCTTTTATGTTATCCTCTTCATCCCCAAAGTCTAGAATATTTGCGAATAGCTCCTCTAATTGAATTACTCTTGAACGAATCGGAGTATTGTCTCTCGTCCTTATTCGGTTTAATCGCGACACAGTATCGCTTATCCTATCCTCCATCTCATACTCAAGTTCTAGCGCTTCCATAGCATCGGATTCAGTGCCACACGTAAGCCACTCTTCGCTGACGCTAAATTCTTTACTAATTAGCTTAATTAGAGAAGATGAAGGAAGTGTTTTTCCCTTCTCAATAGCTGAAATGTGTGCATTAGTAACACCAAGTCGCTTTGAAAATTCAATCTGGCTCAATTTAAGATCATTACGTAACTCTTTTATCCGCAAACCAATCCCGTCCATAAACCATCCTCCAAAATCAATTCATTTGATTTTTTTTGGAAAAGCACTTGAAAAATCAATTGAGTTGAAGTATAGTATTAGCATACTTATTTATTCTAAACTATTTCTCTCTTAAAATCAATTGGAGGGGATAAAAATGCTTGCTATCGGTGAAGCCATGAAGTCCGTGAGAAAACAGTGCGGGTTATCTCAAAAAGAGCTTGGTGAAACATTAGCCGTGTCACAATCCTATATTTCTCAAGTAGAGCGTGGATATGAGGTTCCCACCCCCATGTTCATCAAACTGTTTTGCCTTTTGTACTCCATTGATGAAAGTAACTTTAATTTTGGCTGATTAGCCTCCTTGATTTTGAATAGGATACAGGCAGTCCCAAAAAGGAGGTGAAGGCCGTTGACCTGGCTTTCTACAGAGCAAGCTGCCAAGTTGGAAGAATGCAGTGAAAGAACGCTGCGCCGGAATAAAGACAGATATGAGTTCCGCCTTGTCAACGGCGCAGGTGGAGAGTGTGGTACACGATATGAATTTCTTTTGGAGTCTCTGTCTGCTTTGGCCCAAGCCCGATACCGTGGCGAGCAAGAGGAAAAGAGCGCCAACGCGCTGCTGTCCCTCACGGACGAGCAGCGGGAAGTCGTGTTTCTGAAGCTGGCCGCTGTCGAGGCGTACCAGGAATTCAAGGGAATGTATCCAAGGGCGGACAAACTCAGGGCGTTCCTTGCCCAATACAACGAACAGCATCCAGATAAACCCTTGACTAAACGGCAGTTAAACCATTGGGAGAAGCTGTATAAGCGTGACGGCGTGGCCGGGCTGGTAGATCGCCGCGGCGGCTACAACAAAGGGCAGTCCTCTATCCAAAAGGATGAAAAGGACGTGTTCCTATCCTATTGGCTGCAAGAGAAGGGAACGAAGAGTGGCGGGCCGTCCGTGGCGTCTTGCTACCGCCTTACACAACAGCGGTTTCCAGACCGTCAGCTCGCGAGCGTGTCCGCTTTCGAGCGGTTAACACAAAGCATACCGGATCCAACGAAGGTCCTCGGCAGAGAAGGCGAGAAAGCGTTTAATGATAAGTGTATGCCCTATATGCTTATGGACTATACCAAGTTGCACACAAATCAGCAGTGGGTAGCCGACGATCATGTATTCGACGTGCTGGTCAAATTCCCGGACGGTCACGTCGGACGGCCCTGGATTACAGGCTGGGAGGACAGGCGCAGCCGTTATATTGTAGGCTACCTCATGTCAGACCATGACCCCAATTCCAACGATATCCTCGACGCTTTCGCGCGGGCGGTCTCAGTTTTCGGCATCCCAGAGGGCGTTCTCCTGGACAACGGCAAAAACTACACGGTCAAAGATTTGTTTAATCGGGATTTTATAATGTCGCTCGCAAATCAAATGGCCCTCTCTGTTACAAACGCTATCAAGTTCAACGCCAAAGCAAAGCACATTGAGCGCTTCTTCAATACGCTGGAATACAGCTATATGATTCACCTGGAATCATACATAGGAGCCAATCCCAAACGCCGCCCGGAGAAGCTGCAAACCGTCAACGATAAGCTCAAAGACAAAGCGATTCCCTATAACGAGTTCATTAAATATGTGGAGTACGCGATTGAAACATACAACAACAGCCCTCATAGCGGCACGGGGATGAACGGCGCGACGCCGTATCAAGCCTTTATCGACAACATTACAGTTGAAAAGGTTACCTACCCCATCCGGACCGCCGATCCCGTGCTGCTCTCCATGTATTTCAAGCGCACGAGCAAACTTCTTAAAGTGGGCCGGAACGGCGTCCGGGTGCCGGAGCTGGAGCTGTATTATGACGCCAACGAGCTGTTCCCATATCAGGGGCAGCGGGTCTACGCCCGGTACAATACCGATGACGTCCGGCAGGTATACATTGTTTCGGAGGAAGGGGAGTTCATCTGTATGGCGGAAAGCAAAGAACTTGGCTGCCTGGATAAGGAGCTGACCGCGCAGGGCCTCCGCAAGCTCAATGCCGAGAAAAAGGCCCGCAGGAAACAGGCCCGCTCGTATATCCCGGACATAGCGGTTCCCAGTGTCCAGCAACTAGCCATCGAAAGCGGCCGTTCGTTCAGCAAGCCGGATTTGAAGCTGCTGCCTACCGCGCTGGCGGCTGATACGGAACGGGAGAAAACCGCTCAGACCATGCAGACCGCCCAGGAGCGGCAAAGTGCCCAACGCGAAAAGCACGATAAATCCAAGGGGAAGAATCGTGAACGCGATGACGCATATTTCAATCTTATCACAGGAGGAGGTCTCAACAATGCCGTTGGAGAATGAAAACAACTTCATAGTAGCTATGCGAGAACGCCTCGCGCAGTTCATTGAAACCAGCGGAACCAGCCAAAGCCGCATTGCCAAGGAACTTGGAGTGTCCAAATCCACGGTTTCCCTGTTCCTCGGCGGGACCTACGGCGGCAATAATCAAGAGCTTGCCCGGAATCTAGAACAACTCCTCAGCATGGGAGCGGCCCGACGGGCCACGGCCCAAGCCCCCAAAATCTGCCTTGATGTAAGAAACACCATAGAAATTGAGCAAACCGCCAAAATCGCCCATGTTCAAAAGAGTATCGCCCTGATTTATGGCCCCGCCGGATGCGGAAAGAGTACGGCGCTCAGGCATTACGCATCCGCTATCCACGGCGTCATTTATGTAGAGGCTGACGCGACGGTCAATACAGTGCGCGGCATTTTGAAGCTAATTCTATTCGCTATGGGCGCAGAAGCACGTGGGTCTACCGCCGATCTGATGCAATGCATCCTTGGAAAGCTGAGGGGGACAGGCCAACTGCTGATACTGGACGAAGCGCAGCATTTAAACGAACGCTCCTTTGACGCTATCCGGGCCATCAATGACAAAGCGCATATTGGTATCGTCTATGCGGGAAATCCCAGCGTATTAAAGCGCATGTATGGCCGGAAAGCAGAGGAGTTTGACCAAGTTTACAGCCGAACCACCTACAAATGTCCCTTAAATAACGCATTTACCAAAAGCGATATCTCCGCGATTTATGAAGGGTTTGGCTTTAGCAACGAATGTCTTGATTATCTCTGGCGCATATCGAAGCGTCAGGGCGGCTTGCGGCTAATGGTCAACCAGTGCCAGATCGCGCAGAATATCGCCCTGGCTATGGGAGAGGAATTTTCGGTAGGGCACTTGGAAGAAGCCGCCGATAAAATGGGGATTCGAGGTGCGGCATGATGCATAGGCACTCGGACAAGAAAAACGAGAAAAGGGCGGCTGCTACCGCAAATAACAGCCGTCCAGGGACTAGGGAAACTTCCTCCAAGAAGTTACCTACAGTATAACATCAGTTTTTCGGATTTTCAAGATAGAAAAGGAGTGTTTTTAATGGAGCAATTCAGTTTTGAAAACCTTGACATTACCAGGGCAAGCAATGAGACCATCGCGGAGCTGGGCGAGGTTCTTTGGCACTTCACTTCCGTTCACTGCAAAGAAGACCTGGATATCGCTGAGAAGTACCGCGAAAGTGTTGACGCTCTGGTGGACAGCTTCAACCCCAAGCAGAAGAAATGGTTTGAGGAGTACCAGAAGATGGTTACAGACGAATTGTGGCTGGCGGAGCAGCGGCGCTTTGTGTGCGGGTTCAAAACGGCTATGCGGCTTGCCCTGGAAAGCATGAAGTAAGGAGGAATGCCAAATGATGAGCAGACGAGTTCTGGACGCCTTGCGGGAGCAATTCCATGATGATTTCGGGGAACTGAGCGAGCGGGACGGCTACATACAACGCATGAAGGCCGACGCCTTCGCGCTGATCGGCAGCATGGCCCCCAACGACAGGCGGCTGGAGACAGACGTGGAGGACGCTATCACGGGTATCGTTACGGCTTCGTCCCTGCTGGGCTTCTATATCGGCCTCCGGACCGGGGCCGACATCGTGCAAAATATCTCTGATTCTAAGTTCCCGGAGCGGGTCTTGGAAATGCTCGGGGACCTGGAGGAATAAACCGCCTTACGGACCCGTTATCACGCGTGATAACGGGTCCTTTGGTTAAAGGGTGAGAAGCTATCCGGTTCTGGCCAGAGCCGTTTATATGCGGCCTAGAGGGGCAGGACAGCCGGGAAAAACAGAAAGGCGGCGATTGCCATGTTGTAGCGGTCCCTAAGTTCATCAAAGCAAGCCATAAACTATAAGACAAAGGAGACACATTTAGTATGATTATCAACAACACCACCATCAAAGAAGCCTTCCAGAGCTTCAGCACCGTCTTTAACAAAGCGTTCCAGGAGATGGAGAACCAGTATCCCCGCGTGGCTATGGAGGTCCCCAGCGAAACCAGGGATGAAACCTATGCTTGGCTGGGCGCTGTCCCCTCCATGCGGGAGTGGATTGGCGATCGTGAGGCTAAGAACCTCTCCGCCTACGGCTACACCATCAAGAACAAGGACTTTGAACTGACTGTTTCCGTTCCCCGCAACGATCTGGAAGACGATTGCATCGGCGTCTATAAGCCAATGTTCCAGGACCTGGCCTATAATGCCCGGCGACATTCGGACAAGCTGGTGTTCAGCCTGTTTCCCCGCGGCTTTACGGAGAAGTGCTTTGACGGCAAGCCGTTCTTCTGCGAAAGCCACGCTCCCGCCGTCGAAGGGAAGAACGCCAAGCCTCAGAGCAACAAGGGCACCTACAAGCTGACGCCGGAAAGCTATGGCGCTGCCCGTTCGCAAATGATGTGCCTTGTAGACGATCAGGGCGAAGTCATGTTTATTGTCCCGGATTTGCTGGTGGTGTCTCCGCAAAAAGAAGCCGTGGGCCGGACCATCCTCATGGCAAATGAAATTCACCAGGAAGTCAACATCTACAAGGGTACCGCTGAGCTGCTGGTGGTTCCGCAGCTGGCGGCGAGCCCGGAGCAGTGGTTCCTGCTTTGCACCAAGCGCCCGGTAAAGCCCTTCATTTTCCAAAACCGCCGCAAGCCGCAGATCGTCGCCAAGGACGACCCCAGCGACGATAACGTCTTCTTCAAAAAGGAATATATCTACGGCGTGGATTCCCGCTGCAATGCCGGATATGGCCTTTGGCAGCTTGCGTTCGGCTCCACCGGCGAAGCGGATATGCCCGCCGCAAAAGCGTAAGGAGGGCCCATGAACGAAGAGTATATTTTGCTGAGCAATTCCCTTCCTTATGAGGAAAATAACCGTCCGTCTCATGTCCGCCACAAGCTGGTGAAGCTGCTTCCCTTGGGAGTGGTACATAGCACAAAGGGTGATTTCCTGGTGGACAACGAATCCTTCCAGAGCATCCAAAATAAGTTTCTCCAGCGAAAGCTGGAAATTCCCATTGATTATGAGCACCAGACTTTGAAGGACATGCAGGCCCCGGCGGCGGGATGGATTAAGGACTTTGTTCTCAGGGGCGACGGCATTTATGGAGCGGTGGACTGGACGGAGCGCGCCGCCGAATATCTGAAGAACAAGGAATACCGCTATATTTCCCCGGTCATCAACATCCGGAAGGAAGACCGGAAGGTCATGGGGCTGCATTCCGCCGCCCTCACCAATACCCCCGCCATTGACGCTATGGAGACTATCGCGAACAGCAACAAGCCGGGCCTGGAGGACGCGCCCTCGGAAGAGCCGGAGGACGGCAGCGGCGGCACGCTGGCGGCATTGGCGGAGCTTCTGCGGCTCGATCCCTCCGCGACGTCGGAGGATATCTATAAAGCTGTTTCCGCCCTGCTGGAGGGTCGAGATACGATGCAGATGAAGGCGGACGCTTACCAGTTTGAGATCGTCAAAATGAAAGCGGACAGCATTGTAACGGAGGCCTTGAAGGAAGGGAAGCTTGCGGCTTTCCAGCGTGACATAGCTTTTGCTCAAGCGCTGAACGACCCGGACAGCTTCGCCCTTTGGCTCAAGACCGCGCCGCAGGTGGTCCCCATGGACGAGTTTAACTTTGGCCCGCTTTCCTCAAGCCCGCGCCCCCGTTCCCGAGTGCATGAGCTGATGGGCCTGTCCGCCGAAGACATCAAGAAGTACGGAAATATTTAAGGAGAGTTTAACATGAGTTTTGAGAACACCGCCCGTCACAACGCCGCTGTCAGAGGCTATATCCTCCGCATGCTGGTAAGGGGCTATCACTGTGCCCTCGCTGTCCGCCGCATCTCCAACGACCTTGTGCGGAACAGCATGGTTTCCGACCCGGACATTTGGGAGCCTTTGAAGTATCTTTATGATATGGGGTTCATTGAATTTACTGACAAGGGTATCACACCCGATAACGCCTACACTCGCGACGGCGTGGCGCGGCTCACAACGAAGGGCGTCCATTTCATTGAAAGTGGCGGCGATACGGAAGCGGGGATTGACCTGTAATGGGGAAGCCTAGAAAACCGCGCTCTGACGCAAAGATGTACCAGCTTCCCAAAGCCATTTTGCAAGGCGTCGACGAACGCTTGGTCAACTACAATATGAGCTACGCCGATATTCGTGCGTGGCTTGCTGAAAAGGGCTACAAGGTCAGCCAGGCATCGTTGTCCCGATATGCCTTCAAAGTGTTTGAAGCGGCGCAGCGTATCGCTGACGACCTGGAGAAGACCAAGGCCGTTGTTGATTTCATCGGCAGGAATCCCGATCTGGATACGACCGAAGCTACCAGCGCAATCCTCAAGAGCGGTTTGCTGCAAAAGATTTCCTCCGCCGAGGAAGAGTTCAACGACATGCCTATTGAGAAAGCGGGGCGGCTGTTCGTGCAGCTCTCCAAGGCCGAGGCCGACCGCAAGCGCACCGCCGCCGCCGTAAAGAAGAAAGCGGAGCTTGCCCTCGACGCAATGAATGACGATATCTTGGATGCGATAAAGCATCATCCGGATTTGGTAGCCGATTGGCATGAGGTTTTCGAAAGAGCAAAGAAGCGGATTCTTGACGAAGAAGGCAACCTTGATACCGGCTCGTAAAAATTTACAGCGGCCCGCCCTGAATCGTCTTGGGGCGGGCCGTTCGCGTTGCTGTTGTGCATACTTATTCGATTTGCTTTCAGGTAGTTCCATTTAATTCACGTTTATTTCCAGGTAAAGTAACATATTTCAAGCTGGTTCAAGTTACATATTGCGTGACGGGTTACACCAAATCGTCCTCGCTTTCAATATCCGGGTAAAATTCAAAGC